ATTTAAATGCTGACCGAGTAATTGGATTGATAAATTGGTAGCAAAATCATTATTAGCGACCCCACCTTGACCTGGGAATCGTACCCCGAAATCTGCGCCTGATAATATTCTAGCCATTATTATTCCTATAAATTAAGAAGTGAGCCGATACCGCTACCGATAGCACCGCCAACAGGCCCACCGATTGCTGTACCTATGCCGCCACCGAAAAGACTAAGCGTATTATTTCTGTTCTGGTCTCGCTGCTGGTTTCCCGCGAACTGATAGGCTTTTTTACCCAAAATACCACCCGCTTCAGCTTCAGCGGAACCCAATATACCAGTAGCTGTGTTCTGCCCTTGCTGCCCTAACATCTGGGCTATCATTTGGGTAATTCCAGACTCACGTCCGAAACCAATTTGTTCAAGCTCTAAAGCTAGTTCTTCAGGTATCTCAGCCATCGACTGCATAGCTGTTCCAGAGCGCGTTAAGCCGCCTGCTGATAGTTGGCCTTGCATTGCCCTTGATCGTTCGCCTACAAGGCCGTTAAAGGCGCCACCACCAATGACACTGTCTAATCGAGAGCCGAAGTTATCAGTACCAGACTGGCCGCCCATTAAGCTCTGAATTAATTCCATTGCTTGCTGCAATCCAGCGTTCTGAGCCTCGCCAGCGCCGGTTGCCGCTGTAGACTGCAATGCTCCAGCCTGCTCAAATACATTTGGTTTTTTTGGTTGGCCAGTTAGTTGCGCTATTAATTGATTCATCAAACCATCAATCTCATAAGCTCCGCCGCCTTGGCCATTACCACCGCCACCGCCACCAAAACCATCAGACGGGCCTTGTTGACCCCCGTCTCTACCGCCACCCATGCCCATGCCCATTATACTATCCTCATGATATTACTGCGCGGTCTTGACACCGACGCCAATTTGTACCGTCTGAAAAGGCCATAGTTAGACCACCCGATTCATTTGTTACGATTATACTGCACGAGATACATTTAGCCGCATCAGGAACCGTTAAAACTGTATATTCGTTCATCTTGCCTGTATTGATTATTGATTCAATAGATTCAAGTAATTCCTGTACCTGATTACTGAATAATCCCTCGGTAACAACTTTTTGACCAATTACCGGTGTATCTCTAATTGGATTATTGCTCATCTTGTTTCAATGAATAATTTAGTGCCAGAGAAGTTTATATCTTCACCGGTTTGCAATCGATAACCCATAAACCTGTCATATAAACCAAGCCCACCAGGGTAGTTCCAGTCAAGTTCAACGCCATAATTGCCAATCGCGCCCGTATTAGCCGCAACAGTCGGGCCGTACAAAACATTGTCATCAGACATCCGCAGAAAAACCGACCCAACCGAGGCGTTATAGCCTTGAGATATATGATACTGAAGCGATTGAGCGTTAAATGATCCACCCTCCTCCATACCACCATCAATTATTCGAATAAACGGGTTTCCTGAGTCTGTATTAACGTTTGCTAATATACTAAATTTATCATTAAAGAATGAATAATATTTCAACCCAAATTCTTGCACATGACCTATCTGCCAAGGCACATTAACACCGTTTATCATAGTGTCTAAACCATGCCAATTACCCTGGTAAAACCCGAATGAGTGATTGGCCAATATAAAATAAATAATATCGTACCCGCGCCATTTATAACGGCCGGCAACTACTTGCGCTAATTGAGCTTCAGTATAGGTTGCAAGGATGTTATCAATGTATTCGTTTGATATTTTAGGGGCCACTCCAGGCTGTAGCGCATAAATACCTAAATCCTGCCCTTTCTCTCGCCCTATAAATATAACTGATCCTTGAATCTCAACTACACCGCCGATAATACCATTATCAATTCGACCAGTTTGCGGTATAAATGGAACCGGCGACAACCCTCGATCAATGTACGATTGAATTGAATCTGTTCCCGCTATATAAAGAAGATTGTTAAGCTGGAAAGTAACTGTATTGTTATCGGGTAATTGCTCGGCGTCGAAAAATGACAATGACTGAACCGTCCCGGCCGCACCTACATCAGAGAAGAAAGCAACACTCCCGTCTGATGGAACGTAAACGAACCTGCCGTTAATATGGGTAACTGAATTACAAGGGACTATATTAGAGTTTGCTGATATAGATACGAGTGAATCAGACTTGTCGAGCGTATAGAGATCACCTCCTTTAACTACAATAACCGCAGTATTAAAACCATTCGCTGTCACGATGTCGGTATTGCCTGATATAACACCAATTGTGCTATATGCGCCTGTTAGTAAGTTTGTGATTTTGATTAACGACTGCGATACAACCGCATATAACGAGCCATTCCACTCAAATGAGCCACGTGCAACACTGGCATTCGTGCCGATTAAACTTAATCCAGGTCGCTGAATAATCTTACCGGACGCGTTCCAGCAATTTCTTAACGCTTTCCGCGTGAACGGCAGTTCTTCAGTGCCTTCAAGTCCTAATGGTAGCGCGACTTCAACCAATGGTTTCACCAGTACCAAAAAATACTCGACCTCGACGCCTGAAATTACCGGAACCTCGTGGCAATGTGTTCCGAGTTACCGCTTTAGGCATTTCGACAAGTTGGTAAGTGGTTTTAATCCAGCTTTCACCGCGTAAAGCATTAAGCCGTAGTTGTTGTGATATCTGAGCGCCTACATGGTCAGGCTCTAGCAATATAGCGAGATTGTCAGCGATAGCGTTTGAACACCCCATCGGTTCTGATAATTCATCGCCGATAGCATTCAAGGGAACCGCGCCGAAATCAATATCATTGTCTTGCAGTTGGGCGATATAAGAGTTTAAAACCTTACGACCATTCTCTAATGATGTTGGGTTAGCAGGCTTTAATGCCGTGTGAGCGCCGATCTTTTGTAACGCTCTTTGAACTATATCGGTTCCCGTTGACATTTATTTCGCCTCTAATGCTTCAACCTGCGCGGTTAGTTTGGATATACCTCGACGCATATCAAGATCAACGTTAAATACATCGGCCCTGATTTGTAAATTATCTTTGTCTGATTTTTCATCCGCTTTTTTAGGGATAAGTGCCGGGCTGCCATACCACCCACTACAGTTACCGGCTTCACTAGCATCGATAACTTTATAAATATAATCTTTTGTTTGCGTGGTTACACCTGCCTCGATTAATTTATCATCGATCGGCGCATAAATCATTGTTGGTGTTTTCATATAACCTCTAAATAGGACTGCTCACAATTGAGCAGTCCTATAGACTTACTTTGACTACTTAACTAAGTTACCGCACATCTCAGGACAGAGAACATTGGCTGTCATCCACATCGTCATACGATACGAGGTTGACAATCCAAGTACCTCAGAAGATTTAGCAAACAGCAATTCAATACCGCTGTCAGTTGTAGCCCTCATTGAAGCAACACCGGCAGAACCATCAAGCTCCATTGTAGCCAGCGAACCATGCACAATCTCAACCGCTTCATTCACGAAAAAGATATTGCTTGGTTGCGCTGCGGTGATGTTCAAGAAGGTTATAGCCGCGTTATCAGCCGGAGCCGCATCAACATTAGCGTAGTCGATGTTAGCCTGAGCACCACCGCCACCAGTAGCGGCAACAATAGCTGGAGTGATCACGATAACCGTAGCCGATGTCCGAGAAACAACACGAAAAGTCTGAAGCTCGGCGGTAACGTTCTTATGAATCATTCCAACAGCGAAAACACCCGCGATTGTAAACGCATCACCCTCAGCAATCGTTCCTGATCCTGTATCAATTGTCAGGTTTTGAGTCCGGTTATCGACGTTATTACCGTTCGCGTCCGTAGCAGCAGGGTCATGATCTTGATTCGCGCCATTAACTAACCAACCAGTACCCGTTTGAGCCGCCTGAGTAGGCATGAAATTAGCCTTAAACGAATCAAATGTGGCAACAGTCGGAATCTTTGACCGCTCATAAGCCGTTAACGATGTACCAGCAAGTGGCGCGTCACGATCAGCCAAGTTACCCGCGACTGAATTGTAATCAGTTGGATTCATAATCAAGGTGCGGGCCGACATAATAGGAACGTCACGAATAGACATTAATTCCTCTGCACGAGCCACGTGAGCGTAAGTTGTAATAGCTCCACCGTTTTTAATAAACAATGAACCGCGCTTTGCCACCTCATTAGCCACAACACTGTCAGCCGTGGCTGATAACTGCTGGATTGCGGAGGTTTTGATTCGTTCACGCTGCAATGGATCATTCAATTCAACAGCATTCATCTTAAACGGGATATTCCGTATATGTGAAGGCGCGCTGTCATTAGCGTTCAATGTTGATGGTACAGTTAATTGAGTTCGATCTGCGAAAGCACCGGACGCCAATACCAAACCTTCAGTTCCTTTGGTGATGTACGGCATTGTACGATGGACAGTCAAAGCAGACCGCTCGAACACTGTTGAGGGCGGTTTAAACTTACTAACCTGACCCGCTGTAATATTGTTCGGGCCAAAACCGGCTACAATATCTTCGAATAAAACTACTTCTTCTTTGCTAAATGCATTAGCCATGATTATAAATACCTATAAAGTCACACCGGCGTCTCTAGCGGCTTGTTTGACTTTCGCGATATACGAAAAGTCGCCACTTACAGCCGCTTGATCCCTTGCTTTATCAAGCTTCAGCGCCCACCCATTTAATTGAGTAGATTCGCCTGGTTTGAGTTTAGTTTCAGGACTCGGTGTATTTCTGAGTGTAGCACCAGCCAGATTTTTATTAATCGGAAATGATACCGCTTGAGCGAAAGCCTTCGCTGGACTTGTTTTAGATAGTGCTAATATTTCATTGGCGCGCTTCGGATTAGCTCCAATCGATGCTAATAGCAACTCTGAATTATCCGTATTATCAATGATTGTCTGGACAAACTCGTTACCCAAAATAGACATTGCATTGCCTTCAAGCTCGTCGTAGTTTTTAACATTCAGAGCATCGGCGCGTTTATAATGATTGCCGATGGTATCTTCTTGCTGCCTAACTTGACTTGCCTGGTTTGCTTGCCGTTGATTATTCTCAACTATCTCACGCGCTTTTTTTCCTGCAATTTCCGCAATCCGATCATCATCAAACGCATTTTTAGCAGCCCGATAATCTCGATCATCATCAAAATCATCTTCATTCGGTGCTTTATTGGCCTTTTGCTGGCCTTGCATTTGATATAGCTTCAACTCTTCTCGAGTGGCTTCAAGTTCTCGCTGAACCTGTTCAGTAGCCGTTTGAGCTTCGTTGATCTGGTTATTCTTATTGCGTAAGCGCGTTTCAAACCTGCTTACTTTCTTTAGTGATGGCTCGTCACCAATCTCGACAGGTATCTCAATTCCTTCAGATGTTTCCAGCGCTTCGCTTTCTTCAACTTCCTGAACGTCAATAACTGGTTCGAGTTCTATCGCCTGTGCTTCACTCATGTTTTATCTCATGGTCGGAGTTATTAGAATCAACTTGATTCTCATCGGAAAACGTCCGGTAACGTATTCTTTCTGCCATGCCTGACAGGATTGAATTAGTGTATTAGCATATTCTAACATAATTATATATAAATTCATTCTTCTTGTAGAGCGTTCAAACCTACCGCCCAGCAGCACCACCGGCTAGCAGATTTGCGCTGTTCTTTTTAACTCCGCTCCACCCAAATTCGTTAATAGAATTTCCATCAGTATGTAATTCACTAGCCTTTACTTTTTTAGATATTATTTTATATTTCCCTTGTAATGCTGAATCTCCATGCTGTTGCGCATATTTACGACTTAATGTCACCCAATCATTAGGGTTAATACTAATAACATCACTAACCGAATTTTCTCCATCGTCTATTCTAGCTTGTAATGCAGCTATTCTATCCCACGCATCATTATACCAATCTGATCCAGTTAACCCATTTTCCATTCCTTTAGGAATATTGTCTCTTTTTAAATAGTTGTTTTTTGCTGCTACTAATTCATCAACCTGCTCTTGTAGTCCTTTTTCATGTGGTACAGCTCTATAGATAGTGACTCGCCCATTAGGGTTGCCCCTCATGCGATTAATTACAGCGAGAGATTGATTATCAGATAAATTATCGCCAGTCCCATAATACTGTGAGCCGTGGGTATAAATATCATCAGGGAATATATCTGACATATTATCTAACGAGTTAGCACCCATTGCTTCAGGCGCTGAATGTTGGCCTTTATAATCTACCTCCCTACCCATGCGGCTAGCTTCGTCCATTGGGAGTGACTGAGCTACATCTTCACCGTTTCTCGATAGTCCTACTGCTCCGCGTTGATTACCACCACGTAGAACATCGTCAAGAGCGCCTTTCATAAACTTGCTACCGTACTTAGCAGCAGCATAGGGCGCGCCGATTAAAGCCGTAGGATCTGCAACAGCTTCACCGACACCAGCAACTATTTTCTGATATCCGCTTTCAGGCGTAAACTCTGAATTAAGATAGTCTGCACCAATAGCTTTGCTTATCGCTGGCGTAATCGTATCAAGCTGTCTTGTACCGGTAGAGAACTCGCCCAATGAATGAACCATTCCTGACAGGTTAGGAATTGAGTTAAATATACCGCTAGCAAATGATTCACTCGTATTATCGAACGCCTGTTGTGGATTGGTAGACTGAAAGAACGAATCTTCCGGTTTATGCGTCATCTGACTGTGGTTTATACTTTGATATAAAGCCATACCTGGTACTGAGTTTCGACGAATAATAGTCGATATCAATCCTGGGCTTGACCCATCAGGGAATTCTATAATACTCCCATCAGGTAGCTCTACCTCATCCATCTAATCCGCCAGTTTGAGCGTTATACTTGTACCGTTTAGGTTGTGCAACTTGTGCATTTTCAGCAAATCGATTGAAGGTTTTAGCCGCGCCCTCTTTGACCTTCTCATTGATATCGATGACAATCTCGGCAGTCTCAGCCTTAGTTTTCTCCGCTGTTGCCATGTCTTTCATGCTAGTTGCTTGCTTGGCTTGTGAGTTAGCGTCAAAGTTTCGACCTTCGGCTAATTCACGTTCAGCCGTTGCCCGCATTAACTCATCCTGTGGATTTTGCTGGTTCTGAGCTTCTTGCTGCATCTGCTGGAACATTGCTTTTTCATCATCAGTCTCGGGTTGAATATCACCAGACATTATTTGACGTTTGCGCCCTTTATCCTTTAATGGTTGTAGGCCCGGCCCTTCGATGTTCTGCACCCACGCATCAATTAAGGTAGGTATATAGTCGGCTGCGATAGACGCATCAGGAACACTAGCAATAGACTCAAGCACTTTCTGTATAGAAACAACCGTAGCCTCCCTCTGTGTGTCGTATTGTGAGCCAGGGTTAACATGGACAGCAAATCTACCTTTAGATAAATTACTTAAATCAACGGCCTCGGTCTCACCGGGTATTATAGTTCGTTGGTTTAATTTAACAGTCTTACTCGTACCATCTTCACCAATAGAACGCTTTATCATTGGGCGGGTGTAAAGCTCGGTTAGTTTACTTTCATAGATACGACCATCTTGCTCGACCGAGAGTAAAATATTATCACCAATAACAACCGTGGATAGATTGCCCTCTTTTACTAATGCCTCAACAGCCACACCAGAAACATTAGGATCAAACGTGTCTTGTGAAGCGCCGCCTGTTTTCTGCTGCATGTACTGACTAACCACTTGAACCGATGCCATGCCATTCGGATCAACTTGACGGGCAGGGAAGCTACCAACAGCGCCCGCATGAATAGGATTGCCATTCACATCAACAATATCATTCAGCACAGCATAATTCTTGTTAGTCATATCGGCCAAATCACCCATACGGCCCCTGACTTGCTGCTCTGTGAAAATTGGAACACCGCCACCACTGGCCGCTGAGTCTTCTGCCATTCGAGAAATAGCCATATTAATCGTTCTATTACCGTCCTTGAGCTTTCGGACTAATCCCCAATAATATTCCAGCCCATCGACAAATGTTCGATAAGCGTAAATAGGGACGATAGGTAACCATTTACCCGCAATACGTGTTCCTTGCTCTATAAACTCTGAACCGTTAAACACAGATTTCTCAACACCCCTTTTCTGTATAGATCGGTCTCTCACATGCTCCCATCCAAATGCTATCAGCTCTTCTCGGATATCTTCAATTTCTTCAACAGGATACGCCCTGATTAAATTCCCACTTACATTCTGCCAAACGGACATTTTCTGTTTTTTAAAGACAACCTCGTATCTCTCAGCGATATAAATCTGGTCTGGGGTAGACCATGCAAACTCACCGCGAGTGACTGGTGTATGCGCACTCGTAGCATCGAATCCTGGGAACTCTCGTTCAAATGCGTCGTGAGTATATGCAGTGAGAACATTGACACGTGAAGCGTCAACTTTATCAGCACGTTTAGCGTTGTGATCAAACTTAACTGTATTGAATGCGTTGTTAATAGGTTGCCAGATTATTTTTTGCTGCTCGTTCTCCGGGTCTTCTTCATCTACATACTCTTCGGTAATCTTGTAAGCACCGAAGCCGGTTATAACAGCCTCTCGAACCGCTGTATCTTGCGCCTCTTTACCTGATCCTTCTCGAAAGTCACCACGATAAACACCAGACAACATATCTGCGTCATCGTCACTTGTTGAGTCATCATCTGATTCAAAGTTAACCTGAACCCGGTTCTTTACCCACTGCCCATAGTATCGATAAACCCAATCAGAGGTTAAATCAAACTCCATTCTTGCCCGGCCTTCACCGTATGATTCAGTTAGAAAGTCCTCCCACATGCCCCCAGGCGTTGTTATAAACCTCATATCGATATTAGCTTGTAGGCTTTGCTCCTCCTGCGCACTCCAATCTTTATATACATCCTGTTTACATTCGTCTAAATCAGTCACTAGAAATAACCTCTCGCGCGTGGCTGGTGTTCAATTACGTTATTAACTTTAGGTTTAGCTATGCCGGGGAATAATTCTGTACACCCCCAAACAAACCAATCTAATCGGTTAGGTGATCGAGCGCCGGTATAGCCTGTTGTTGTGCAAGACAGCAATTCATCCTCTAAATCAGGGAAGTCACCGATAAACTTAATCTTTCCGTTCTCATGCAATGCGCTAATCGGCTCGGCTCTAACTGTCTTTCCTCTCGATGCACTAACAGACTTGTAAGATATATTGGGATTCGCCTGCTTAACAACGAATTCAACCATAGCACCACCATAGTTCTGCTCTGCCACAACTCTATCCGCGCCATGCCGTTCGTAAGCACCCGCAACAACTCCGCCCCACGTTGCCGGCCCTGCGTTCAATGTTAGGTCTTCAAATACATAAGCAATACCGTCCGAACCCAATCCAACTACACCGATACCGATGTCGTCGTTGTTTTTTGATTCATCATCACTCGCACCTGAAGGGTCTACCGCTACCACTATCCGAACCATTGCCGGTAGATTGTCGCCGTTAACCTTATTATTCTCGATTATCTCGGTAGTCCACAATGCGTTTTCACTATCATCACCGAACTGACCAGACCAGAACCGATCACGTTTACGCTTCGGCAAGTTTTTTAATGCCTTAATGTAAGTTTCAGGTAGGTTCTCTAAATTATCAGAAGGATTCATTAGGATATGCGCGTAGTCTTCAGGATTATTAATCGGTTTCTTAGTCTCTGGGTCTTTACCTTCAAGGAATAATTTATAACTCCAGTGACCTTTCATTGGCGGATTTTCATCCAGAAAGAACTTCAACCTTAATTCTTTCTCTACACCGTTCGATATATACATGCACTTTTGAGCTAGTCGCGTGATTAGTATTGTGTAACTGTTGTAACTGATCTGGCTAGTCTCGTTCAAGAAGATAGTCGCGTACTCGTTACCAAGTATCTTCTCAGTCCGCTCCTTATCATCTAAGCCACCGAACCAGATTTGTGACCCATTAGGGAACTCAACGTAAAAATCAGTCTTATCAAGCCTGTACGGACAACCAGGAAAGCATAAGTCCATGACCTTTGGGAACGTGTCGTGAATAACCGATGTCTTCACATGATTGAATCTAAACCGTAGAACAACATGCCTAGACTTAGGGACCGCAATAGCTCTTGTGACTATCGTTCTTATTGTTGTGAATGTCTTAGTTGACCGTGAACCACCAAACAATAAAATATAAGTAGCATCGCTACCGAATAACTTAATCGCTTCGTGCTGTTTATCTGTGAGCTTAAAGGGTATCGACATCAGCGTTATGCAAGTTAACCGTGAACTCGCCCTCATGTTTTGTAATGTCAGTAAACAGTTTTAAATGCTTACCAAGCAACTCAGCGCCTTTAAGTAAGTGCATTGAATTATAATTCTCATCACCGGAATTGCGTTTTACATCGGATATAATTTTATCAAGCACCCATTCAGCCGTTAATTCAGTCTTTTCTGCGCGCTTGTCTAACTCTAATTGTATTGCTTTTGATATCACAGGTTTTAACAAGTTTTCAGATCCCATCTGTTGGGCCGTATCTACACTATAACCGGCACGTATAGCTGCCTGAGTAGCGTTAAGGTCAATCAGGTACTCTTTAACAAACATTGCCTGCTTATTGGTTAGCTTGACCATTGATAATATTACTATATCACTATATTAGAATTTGCTAATGTATGGGGTAAATGAAAAATCATATCCACCCTTTACTAATATATAGTTTAATCGGTTGCCTGATATCCTCATCGGCATCGCTTGATTTTATATATAGAAACCATTGCCCAATAGCTAAAGCCGCTGTTTCTGCGCTTGTGAGCGTTTCAGTTTCGTTTGTGATTATTCGTGTGATTGTTGGAGTGTCACCAGGGTATTGCATGACGTTCATTATGTTGGTGAATGCCTCGGTATTAGATCCGGTTAATCCAGTCTCGAAGCCGAATGTTTCTCCCTGCTCTATTCTATTTATAGTCATATAAATCGCCGGTTTTTACTGGTTAATGTTAACGTCCTATTTTTACCCATTATACCTATATTTCTATTTATGCCTATACTGCCAGAAATTGAAGGTATTGTTCCTACTATACCACCGGATGACCTAAAAACAGATAATTGAACCGACCCACCGATTGTTCGCCTTGTGCGTACCTGTACCCCACCTGACGAGCTGAAAGCTGAAAGCTGAATCGCGCCACCGATTGTTCGCCTTGTGCGTACCTGTACCCCACCTGACGAGCTGAAAGCTGAAAGCTGAATCGCGCCACCGATTGTTCGCCTTGTGCGTACCTGTACCCCACCTGACGAGCCAAAACCAGCAAGCTGAATCGCGCCACCAATTGTTCGGCGCGTTCTGACCTGAATCCCACCTGACGAGCCAAAACCAGCAAGCTGAACTGAATCACCTATCGTTCGAGTGACAGTCCCCGACGATTGCCCGGCTAATAGTACGCCTAACATTTTTTAGGTGTGATTAGCCATTTGTATGACAATATCGACATTGACATCTACAGGGTCAAGCGCTGTTATTGTTGCACTTGATAACCCAATATCGTTAACTGGGTCCGAAAATCTAA